CTTTCCCTACACGACGCTCTTCCGATCTAGCCTCTTCATTAGTGATGCCAAACTTATCGGACAGGTCTTGCAGATAGCCGGATAGCGAAGACGTCTGCTGGCCTAGTTCGAGGGAACGTTGCGCGCCGATAGCGGAACCATTGGACCAGGTATCAAGACTGTCTACTAAATCAGATATAGCCTCTTTAGCGCCTTCAGTCTGCGTAACGGCTGCCGACTGCGCTTCGTAGAATTTGGCCTGGGCTTGGGACGCAGTATCGATGTTATTGGCGAGTTCAACAAAGCTGTCCGATAGTTCATAAGCTCCGTCTTTATTCTTCTGAAGAACATCGTCCAGCGTTTTTGTTGACGCCTGTAGCTCTTCAGAACTTACTTTAGCGCCACCGAGGGATTTAACCAGAGTTCCGCCAACGGCAGCAGACAGGGCGATGATTGCGCCGATTACTGCACCGCCGGGGCCGAACGCGCCCGCTAGTTGAGAACCCTGCTGGCCAATAGCTACAAAAGCCGATGTACCACCCTGAATCTGGACAATCATGTCCTGAACCTGGTAACCGATTTGTTGCGCCCCGGTGCCGAAGCCTTTTAATTTAGGAGTGGCTTTATCGACGGAAGACGCCATCTTTGTTGCCGATGTGTCCGCCTTTCCGGCGGACGCGGCGAAATCGTCGAGCTGTTTGGCCGACTGCTCCGCGCCTTCTGTTTTTACTCTCGCAATTAGCGAAGCTGTATCAGCCATCTTCTCGCCCTTCGAATATAGCGTCTATACCCATGATAAGCTCCGTTTCGAGGAGGCTTATCGTTTCCCCGGTCATGGATTTATACGCGACCAGGTCCTGCCAGTTAAGCATATCACGCGGGCATAATACCAGCGAGTCTGCTGTGTTGCGCTGTATGAATTTGAGGTTACGGTACTTATCCCAAACACCAACAAAAATACATGGTAGGGTTGGTACTGCCTCATCTTTTACGGTTGCCGTGGGTAATTGCCCGATGGCTTCCATAAAAGCTTTATGCCCGGCCGAAATGTCGTCAAACTTCTGTTTCTTCTGACGGTCTACATAGTTCCAGCGGGCATACTCATACAGCGCGTCTACTTTTCCGCTAAAGATTTTCTGCTATCGTGGAAGTGCTTGGCTACGATAGTGCCAAGCCCCTTATACTCGTTAAGTAGCTTTTTCAATGCATCTTTACTAAATGGTTCATCGAATGACCACCCGATAACCGTAGCAACCGCCAGAGCGTCGTTAAGCTCATCAGCTTTCCAGTTCATTTCTGCATTATAACTGGACCAATCATTTTTCGCTTTACACTCGGCATCCAGTGGCGCAAGTTCCTCGCGGATTGCCGTGTAGGCGCGAGAATAATCGCGACCGGCTTTAACTCCGTCATCGCACGCGGGGCCAATAACACGCAGCCATTCGCCGGAATCTTCACCGTTCGGCAGCGGGATAGGCATAACAGTTCCGGCAGCGTGTTTGTCAGCGAAGAAGAAATCTTTCAGTTCCATCGATATATCCTTTGGTTAAGAGGGTATTGGTTGTCTAAAGCGCCAGGCGGTAACCAACCGCTTTTCCTGGGCGACAGTAGGCGCAGATTTATTCTACCAGAACACTTGCATTGCTCAAAACAATAGCATAGTATTGTTTAAACACTTACAGGAGAAAGATTATGAAAACGTTAATTGCTGTGCTGATTGGTTCGTCAATGGCTTTGAGCTTCGCGGCGGGTGCTACGCCTTGTGAGGATTTATGGGCCTCTAACCCACAAGCCAAATCAGAAAGTTTTATTCGCATGAGCGAAATACGCCCTGATGTAACAAATCAGGTTAAAGAAGAATCTATAAATTTATGCGAATCATCCGCAAAAGCTGCGCGCCACGGCGTTTCTATTGAATACGTGCTTTCTATGGTTAACAGAAGCTCGCGAGGCCTGCCGGATGCTGGGCGTCTGAGTATGGCCTTTATGGCAATAGGTGGGTGGGATATTGGCAAACAAGAGTAAGGCCCCGAAAGGGGCCTTAATTTTAGGCATAGGCGATACGCTGAATCACAATGGACGACTGAACCGCGTTACCAGTAGCCTGTCCTTCAAGAGATAAAGTTACCGATTCAGGCCCGCCAATTTCAGGAGTGGCTGCCGTAAGTTCAGCTCGTTTCAGCGTGAATGACATCGCGCCGTCCGGACCTGCCAGAATAGACGTCAATTCAATCTGCGTTTCGTTCAGGAACAGATTCAGCAGAGTCATGTCGTACAGCTTACCCGCCAGTGAGAAAGTATTCGCGGCGCGGCCGCGCTCAACAAACGCCACGCTATCATTGCCGAGTTCGAACTGCGCCGACGCGCTGTTATCGTTGGTAATGGTAAATGTGTCAATCAACTTAAGCGGCGCTGTGCCGTTAAACGCAGACACGTCAACGCTTGCGAAGGGCTCAGCGTCGAAGTTAACCGTGAAGGTCGACCCGGCAGGCGGCGCGCTCAGAATTTCTTGAGACAGACCAATGAACGGGAACGAACCAGTCACCATTGCATTGACAGCCTGCTCGATACTGAAGCCGGAGAACTCAACACCGCGGGTAATGACGTAGCTGTCCGCACTGCCACAGCGCCCTTTGAACCAAGTCAGGATAGAATAGGTCTTACATAGGTTACCAGTTTCCAGCTTGTCGCCGGTAAGGTAATCGGTAGTGGCGGCTGCCGCAGTGGTCAGGGTGCCGTCGGGAATCGCCGCCCCGGCGACAACGGTGTCGTTAACACTGGTTACGATGAACGGTTTACCGTTTCCGCCTGGCAGGTCTGAGAAGCGAATCAGGTCGCCCACTTCAACACCATCAGTCAGATAGTTACCTGCGGAACGGGTGAAGGTTTTGGTGGTAGCATCAACGGCAACAGATACGCCGGAGCCGGTAACACCTGTAACCCAGGAACTTGTCATCGCACCAGCCAGCAGTTCGTCCTGGCTCTGCGCGCTCAGTTCAATCGCGTATTCACCGGTGACCTGTTTGTTACCGGTACGGATGGAGGAAGTTTCGCGGCTGCCGTCCAGCTCATTAGAAACCAGCGCATCGCGTGTAACGGCAGGAATACCGCCAGTATTACGCAGCGGTGACCAGCTCGGAGAAGTAGGGGTAACGCCAGGCGTTGTTTCAAGCACGTAGAACTGTGCGGTATTCGCGCCCTTGTATGGTTGCAGTGCCATCGTTATATCCTCGCAGTGAAGGCAATGAAATTAATGGTTAGTGGGCGCTTCGCCCATCCGTTTTCCACAATCAGCGGCCCCAGGCTAACCGACTGCACTTCGGCACAGATAGCGTTACGCTGGAACGTGTTTCCGGCCTTGAACGCCGTATTTAATAAGTCTGCCATTTTATTGATTGGCGCGCTACCTTTGGCGGAGGCAACGTTGATATCAATCTGGTAAATTCCGGCGCGCTGTTCCGTCCAGAACAGGTCCGCCTGTTCCGTGTCGGCCAGAAGCATGTAACTCGCAAGATACGGCGTTGCGGTGCTTGTCGGCGCATCGATATTCTCCAGTGCAACGGCAATACTATTCGTGCTGCCGAAGTTAACCAGCGCGATGTCGAACGCTTTGGTGAGGTCTTCAAAGTAACTTGCCATTATCGTACCTTCGCGGCCTCTTCATTAATTAACTGCTGGAACCTGGCTATATTAACACGAACCATACCGACGGGCGCTTGTTTCGACCAGCCATATTCGAGTCGTTCGGCATACGGCAGGTTATTGGTTAGGGTGAATGTGCCCCAGCCTGGCGCATTGGTAATAAACGTTGCGGCGCTATTCACGGCTTTATTCCCGGTAGGGTCGACGCCTGCAATCAGTCCTGTGGCCGGAGTAACGCCGGTTGTCTGCCAGTTACCGCGGAACCGCCCGGTGTCAACGGGGCTTGCCTTAATAATGGCGCTGAACAGCTTCAGTGATACAGAACGCATCACTGTTTCAGGATTTTTCTTAGCCTTAGCGACGAAAGCCTGAATGTCCAGCGTGAACTTGCTCATTTGCGCACCTGAATAAACCAGGCCACGATGTCGTCGTTCACCTGTTTGCGTTCGATAGCGACAACTGACCAGCGCTCGCCGCCAAAGTCCACTTTATCTTCCATCTTCGGCAGCACGCTATAGTCCGCTTTGACAATCATATCACCAGCCTGGATGGTCGTTCCATTTACCAGTGCCGCGTTGATTGGCACCGGAACCGCAGTAAGAGGAATCTGAGTGTCGGGTTGCCACTCGTATTCTCCAGTAACAGGATTCCAGACCTTCGACCCGGCGCGTATAAGCGTTACGGTGCTGCCGTATTTACCTAGCAGGCGAGTCGCTACGCCCTGCATTTTCTTGCTGAAAGCGGTACTCATGGCGATGGCACCGGTTCAAGACGGGAGATAACCAGTAGCGCGGACGGCGCGACACCCCAGGCGGCCACCGTAGCGGTCTGCGGATAGAGACCACCAAAGTTAGAACCCGCGCTATCGCGCATAATCTGCACCTGGAATGTCTGCCCCGCCGTTGGGTTAACTACCACGCGCGATTCACTTGGCGTTGTGGCGTCGGTCTGTGTCATCTTCACTGCGGCGGCGGAGCCAATCTGCGCGCCGTTAAGAAGAATCCTACTAAACAGAATAGATGTACCGGTGGCCCCTGTTCTCCCGTTCTGCAACTTAATACGGATGGCGTAGTTACCCGCGGTGTTGAATGTTACGGTGCCTGCCGCGTTAATCATAACCGGGTCCGATGCTGAACCCTGCGCCGCGCCGAAAGAAACCTGTAACGGCGTGTCGACAGCGGACGGTGCTTGCGTCGCGGTAGATGCCGCGCGTAATACCTCAACCTCTTTCACACCGGCAGCGGCGTAAATAGGCGCATCGGCAATCTGGGTTACAACTTCGCGCAGTTTCGCCGGGGTAATCGCACCGGATGTGTTATCCGGCAGGTTCGACCCGATGAGCGTGAAAATCTGGGATTTAGTCAAAGCCATGATTAACCCCGGTATACGTTAAAGGACGAGCCGTTATTCAACCCACACAGCAGCGGGCGCAGAGCGTCAATAGCTGCCGTAATTACGGTTGTCGCGCCCGTAGCACCGTTGTTGAAATACTGCACGGTCACGGCTCCTTCTACACGCTCCATAGAGGTTGCCCGACCGTCGGTGCTTGCGCGCACATCCGTACCGTTGCCGTATTCGACGGCGGCGATAACCTGCGCGCGAATAACCTGCGCCGGAATTGAGTCCGACGCAACCGGATAACCATACAATGTAACACCATGGCGTGGGAAGGATAACTCCTGCAAAGGAGATACGCGCGAGCCGCACATCATCGGCTCCTGGAGGCCGATATAAACAGCGCCATTGCGGAGGGCGGCTTCGGCTTCGGTGTCGTCGGCCGGGAGTGCCAGGTTGTAACGCGCGGCGAGCGTGCGGGCATCCGCCAGGCTAACGTAACTGTCGGCGTTAGGAACGATGCTGCCGTCTTCCACAATTAGCGCCATAAATTATTCCTCGTCTTCCGCAACGTTACGACGGCGACGCTGGCGCGGCTTTTCTTCTTCGACCTGTTGCTCATCTTCGACATCAGCAGGTTTAAAACGCTCGTCGATTACGCGGAAACCTTTAGCGTGATACGCGTGTTTCTCGTCAATGGTGATTGGCATTTTCACGTAGATAGGCTTAAGCATAATTTACCTCTTAGAAAAACAGGGACCGAAGTCCCTGTCTTGTTTTCGGTTACTTCCAATATTACTTGGAAGCGTCGCCGATTGCCAGCGTACCGAGAGTGTGCTTGTTCTCGGCAACAGCTTTATCCCAGTTTGACGCCGTGAACAGCTCGGAGTCGATTGGCGATTTGCCACCGTTCGCCACATCCCAGGAGTAACCTTTCAGGCGTAGGCCGAAGGTGTAATCTGCCTGCCAGGTGGTTTCGATGCGCTGTTTGCCGTTGGAGGTGTCAACGTTGCTGATGATATCAGACGCATTGTCAACCACGATACCACTCGCCACAACAGACAGAACTTTCGCCTTGTCTGGAGTGCCGGTTTCCAGCAGCGCAGGGATGTCGGACACTACGTAACGTTTGCCGAGGATGTCGACAACCATCACGTTACCAGAAACAAACAGCTGGTTACTGTTATCCAGCGCTTTGCCAACCAGGTTGTGCCAGGTTGCGCCTGTCATAACGTCGGTAATCAGCAGCTGTGACTGGTCGCCGAATTTGGCGTGGCTGCCGTTCATGGCTTGCAGGCTGATACCGGCGGTTGCGGACACGTCGTTAACCAGAGCGGTCTGGCCGGATACGGCAGCAACAGCAGCGCCGACGGCGGTGTTGAGCTGGTCGGCCAGCAGCGCATCGGAGAAGCCCTCGGAGATAGCGCGAATCGCTGACGCCGGGTCTTCGTTCAGCCAGGTCATCTGTGCAGGTTCGAACAGAATCGGGCCGAAGCCGCCTGCGACTTTAACGCCCACCAACTCACCCTGGGTCAGCGCGGTGGCGGCCTGGGTTGCGTTAGTTGCGTAGCGGTCGACACGACGTTTCGCGGACGCAATCTGGTTAAAGAAAGATTCGCGGGAGAAATCACCACGCCATGCGGCAGTAGACAGAACGATAGCGCCGCCGGAAGCCGCATTGAACTGGTCGGTTTTCTGGCCGAGCAATTCAATTGTGGTGCCGACGATGTCGTCGTTATAAACCTTCATATCTGACAGAGCCATAATCTCTTACCCTCGTTTGCCGTATTTGGCGTTAAGTTTTTGCTGGATTGCATCCGCACCGCTGGCCCCGCCAGGGTTAGTTTTGCTACCGCCAGCCCCGCCGCCGGTCGCGGCATCCGATTTAATCAGATGCGAGAATGCTTTGTGGCCTTTCAGCCATTCTTTAAACTTCGCCGGGTCAGTCGTGATTACGTTGCCGTTGCCGTCAACGAATTTAGTCACGACATCATCGCCGTCGAATTCTGTCTTAACCATCATGCCCAGGATGTCGGCGGCGCTTTCGTCCACCAGCATACCGGACAGGGAATTGATAACCGATTTACGTTCTGCGCCAAGAATGCGCTCAGACATCATCGTCAGGCGGGCGTCCTTCTCTGAGATTTGTTTGCCGAACTGCTCGGTCAAACTTTTCTCAAGAGTTGACAGGTCGCCGTCTTTCTTGGCTCGCTCCTGGTCAGCAAGAATCTGCGCGTCTTTCGCTTCTTTAGCGATTCGTGCAGCTTCCTTCTTCTCGGCCAACAGCGCTTCATTGTTCTTTTTCAAGCCTGCCACCAGCTCGTTGACTTCGGCTTCTGTGTAGGTCTTCGCGGATGTAGTCTCTTCCGCCTGAGTGTTTTCAACTGCGTCGGTCATCACATGTCCCCTGGACGGTTTTCGCCGGGCCACCCGGCTTTACACTGTCAAGAATAAATTATTCCTGATTATGTTGCAACACTGGAATAATTTATTCAACTACCTAGCCATAGCTTACGGTTGCGGTACAAAGATTCTCGCTTAACAGGGTTGGCAATCACCTTGATAGCGTCCTTGAGTTTCTGGCGTTTAATGTCTTCTAAACTGAACGGTTTAATTGGCATTTGTTATGTTCCTTATGTAGTCCTGCAACTGGAATACTCTTAAACGTAGCTGCCGTGTGCATTCAGCGTTCTGCACGTCGATGCTCAGGTCTTCGTCAGCGTTGGCCGACGGCGGCAGAAGTTTGCACGGCGGCGTCATCATAGCTGGGGATGGTGTTGGCATTGTCAACGGCGCGGGACTTGAGCTGCACCCGAGTATCATCGAAGACACAAACGTTACGACCAGGAGTTTTAACATAGCGGATAACTTCCTGCGTGATGGTGACGGTTTTTGCTTTACCTTCGTCATCGGCGGCGGCGGCCTTCGAATCGTTGGCTTGCTGCCGTGGGGTTTGCTTGGCGAGTCGGGCCTGTGCTTTGGCTTGCTGTTGCTGGACTAAGTTTTGGCGTCCTTCGGTCCAGCCCATTCGATATTGAAGAAATCCATACCCCCAGCCAACAAATGCGACAAGAGCTACGGAAGCAAAATAGACCTTAAGATTCATTGTGTCTCCACCCCTGCGTAACAGTAGGGAGTAGCATAAGCGAATCCCTACCACATTACTTGTTCGGCAGCACACTAATAATCATTGTTGCCGTAAGTCGTTGAGGGACAAAAGATTCTTTTATTCTGCGTGACTCGAAGAAGACTCCGGCCCTTCCGCGCGGTCTCCCGTAACTCCGTGTGCCTTACGGCCTACGTTACGTCGCCTTGCGGCGTTCGTAGAACGAAGTGAGGTTATCAGAATAATTTGGAATAGTCCACTTTTGGAATAATTTATTCCTCATTATTTTTATTGGTGGAATAACTGGAATAATAGTTTACTAATGTGTTGGCTGTGTTATAGTTCAATCCACAGCGCGGCAAGGGGCCGCTAACCCTGGAGTAATAAAATGAGAATTCCTGAATCTGGCACTTACGGGCACGTCGATTTCCTCAGAGCCTTATCGAAGCGCTCGCGTCTTGAGTGCTATCTGTTGCTAATAAAACATCGTTGGGTGATAAGCTCTTGCCTTCGGGGATGGGGGATTTCAGCATGATTCTCTTTACCGAACGTCCTCATTTCGAAGAAGCCTGGGCAGCTACAACATTCCGTGTAGTCATGGCTGGTATGGGCGACGACACTACGATGATGCTGGCTGAGATGTATAAGCGCGGGTTTGAGCCGGATGAGATTGTGTTTGCTGATACCGGGTCAGAGCACCAGCACACCTACAAATTCATCAAGCATCTGACTGAATGGTGTGCAGCGCGTAACTGGTCTAAGGTTGTAGTGCTTCACAAGTTCGACAAGAACGGAAAACCACTGAGCGTTATAGAAACGGCAGAACGTGATAACACGCTGCCGGGGGGCTGCCTTCGGCATCAAGTCTTGCACCATGCGATTTAAAACTGAGACCGCCGATAAATATTTCAACAATAATCCGGATTGCTGGAAGGCTTGGGGCGTTGCGGGTAAAGGTCGGCGCTTATCTTCACACACCGGCTCTATTCTCCGTATTGTAGGAATAAACGCTGATGAACCGGAGCGCGCAGAAAACTGGAGACCCGAGCATAAATGGACGCAGGTTTTCCCTCTTTTTGACTGGGACATCGGCGAGCACGAATCGGATGCGGTAGAGGAAGTCGGTCTATATCTTCCTGGCAAATCTAGCTGTATTTGCTGCCCGCACATGAGTGGAAAGGAGCTGTACAATCTTAAGGTTATGTACCCCGAAGATTATGCCCGCATAAAAAGAATGGAAGCCAACTACCAGGCAACTCATATGAAACCGGATAGTTCTACTCGTGGTATGTGCCGCGGTGATACTATCGATGAAAAGATTGCTGAGTACACCGAAAAAGGTATAGTTCGCGGAAATGGCGGATGCGACGTGTGTAAGATTCAATAAGAAAAGGCCCTTTCGGGCCTTTGTTCTATTTGCCCTTTTTCTTGGGCATTTTCGGTTTCATCGGTGTCTTTGGCTTCATTTTATCTTTCACAACTTCTCTCCTATTTACTTTTACGCTTCTTGCCCGCCTTGCTAAGAGCAATAGCGACCGCCTGGTCCTGCGGCTTACCAGCTTTAATCTCTGCCTTAATGTTCTCAGAGATGACCTTCTTGGACTTACCTTTCTTCAGCGGCATATTTTACTCCCATACTTTAGATAATGCGGTTCCCGTCACGGAATGCGCGGAGCCATCAACGACGGTGCAGTTTACGCTAAACATCTGCCCTACCTGGTCAAGCGGGGTAGTGCCCGCCACTTTCGCCATGTTGCGGCCGATGTTAATCAGCGAGAGTCCGCCAGAGCCGACAGTCTGCATCAGGAAGTTGTAGGTATACGTTCCGTCGTCTGTGCGCGTCAAGCCCGCCGGATTGGTACGGATGTAAAACTCGACCGGACTACCGGCAACCATAACGCCATCCGGAATCGTGTTGGCCCAGGTGCTGCCGTCTGCACTGTATTGCGTCTGGCCGACTACGGTAATCAGCGATGGGCCTTTGTCGGCGTCATACGGCACCTGGTAGGCTGAGGTGTCTTTAACCGCCGCCGCCCAGGTTGTCAGGTCCGAGAATGGCATTGTTCCCGTAGGCGCGGGCAGTGCAGCTTCCGCCGCGTCGTCGAGATAGACGGCACCGCCAGTATTATCGGCAACGCGTCGCAGCGTGATAACGCGCTTCTGGTCATTTCTGGTTACTACATAGAATCCGGCCATTATAAACTCTCCAGGTAGTCGGCAACGCGTTTATCCAGCGCGGCCATTTCGTTAAGGGTGAGCGGACGCCCGAACCCATCCACTGAGATTGTACGGAATTCTTCTGCCGATATCCCACTATTACGGAAAATCTTTCCGCGCACCGGCCCGAGCGCTTCATCCTGGAACCACGCGGGTTGTTGCTTCAGGAAGTCGTAATAGGTTGTGCTGGCGTCGACCTGCTGGCCACCTTCTGCCCCTTTAGCCGCGCGCTTGGCGCCTTTATCCAGGAAGTCGAACTCGGAACTAATTACCGGAGCCGTAGTGCTTCGGCAATTAGGGTGCGCAGGAGGCAAAGGGCCTTTGCCAATGTCGTATTTCTGACCGTCACGACTACGGCAGATAGTTGATGTTCTGCTGTCAAGAGTCGAAACCCATTCGTATTTTTCAACGATGTCACTGTTCTTTTTGTACGTCGTTTCCCGCGCCTGTGTCGATACGTGGTTAATCGCCGTGCGAATCACGGTTGCGGCGTTTCGCTGGCTGATGTCGGCCAGGCCGCCCGGGCCTACTACCTCTTTAACAATCTGCCGCGTGGTCTTGCCCTGCACGAAGCCCATCTTAACGCCGGTGACGAGACGGTTAATCTCGGTATCACCCCAACCCGCCATCATGCCGAACAGGTCAGCGGGTTTATCGCTCAGTGCAAGAGGGGCCCACTTGGCGACGGACCATACTTGTTCTGGCGACGGCGTGACAAACTCGGCATCGACGTTAGCCGTCAATGTTTTGGCAGTCCAGTCTGCCTCATAGCCGCCAAGCGCCTGTAGGTCTTCGGTCAGCTTGTCCTGCCAGTCTGTTGTAATGCCGTCCAGGATATCTTCCAGGTCACGCAGGAGCTTCTCCAGGTTCTGCCGTGTGCGATTGTCATCGCCGAACTGGAGAACCTGTTTACGCACCTCGTCACGCATCTGCTGGATGAACGGCTCAAGCTCGTTCACCTCATGCGAGGCGTTGCGCTGGAGCCATACCTGATGGCTGATGAAAGCAGAGATGAGGCTCATTGCTGAGCCTGCTGATTCTGTTGGTCTTGCGGATTAGCTGAAGCCGGGATGTTTCCAGTCACCGTCGTAGCATTCGGCAGCGGCTGGTCGGCGATAGCGTTCTGGATATCCTCATCCGTCCAGTCAGTAACACCGGCTTTACGCAGCGCGGCATAATATGCGGTTGCCGGAAGTAATCCGGCGTTGATGTCTGCCATCCATGCGGCGCGGTCCTGTGCGGTAATTGGTTGCAGGAAGAATTCCATATTCAGCTTGAATTCAATTTCCTGGTCTCCGAGGTTCATCATCGCTGCAACCCACTTTAACGCATCTGTGTACGCCTGGCTAACGTTGCGCGCAATTGTCGCCATCACGGACGTATCAGCACCACGCTGGAGGCGGGCAGACTCGGCGGTAATCTGCTGTGTCGGCGTGATAAGCTGCGCACCAATCTGAATGGCCTGCTGCTCTTTGTTCAGCATGTTCTCTTTGGCGAGGTTGTTAGCATCCGCCTGCACCAGGAACGCGTTGCCGCCTGCGCCGACGTTATGACCGGTGCGACTACCCATCTTCACGCCGTTCGGGTTGGCCTCTGTGAACGTCTGAAGCGACATCTGCTCACCGGGCGCGATGAATAGTGTCGGCTGGCCCACAACGAAGCTGGATTCCTCGTTATCGGCGCTGTTGCGGAAGTGGCCGATATTCAGTTCAGCCAACGGCAGCAGTGGAGCATCGTCGATAGTTGAGTCGTTGTTGCTCGCGCCGATGAACGTGAACGGGATAGTGCCAGGCTCTACGCTGCCGAGCTGCGGGAAAATCTCCTGCACGTTGTTAATCAACTCGCCTTTCTGGCTGAACTGGTACAGGCGCTGGCGGTATTTACCGTCGACGATATCCAGGACGCGATACTGTTGTCCGTAGTTCGGGCTGAACTCGTCAGTGCCATCCAGATATTCGTATTCTTCGCGCAGGACAACCATCACAACCTTGTTAACAGAGCCGTGACGCGCAAGACGCCAGTTGATGATGTTCTCTGCCGTGTAGAACGCGATAACCGGGTTCAGCAGGCCCGCGTTCTGCTCGGCCATCGTAGCCACGGCAACATTAGGCGCATCCACCAGCAGCCCGCCACGACCGATAGAGTCCAGTTCCATTAGCGTGTCCTGCGCGTGCTGCCACAGGCCGACACCAGAGCCGTCGGCGTTTGTCAGCAGGTATTCCATTTGGCTAGGAATAATCTGCTCCGGGTCCTTGCGCATGACGCTGCCTACCATGCCGGATAGCGTGCGCTTGGTGAAGTTGTAGCAGATGGCACCGTCTTCGTATTCCTTCTGGCGCGCGCGGCCGTAGGCCTGGTCCGGCTCGTTCTGGCCGACGTTGCGGAGATATGTTTTCAGGTCACCGGCCAGAGCATGGCGGATTTTCTGCCACTGTTCCGCATACGCCTGATACTGGCGGTGCAGCGTTTTGACGTTCTGGCCTTGACCAGCGTTGATATTTGCAACAGCCATTCAAGGCCTCCTTTAAAGTGCAAACGTAACCGGGATGTGAATTGGCGCTTTATTGCTAACAGGATACAGGTAATCAACAAAGTAACCAATCGCTGTTGTAATGTGCTGGTACTGGTTCTTCTGGTCTTCCTGGAAAGCAGAGCCTTCCTGAAGCTGCACCGTCGCCAGACCCTTATGACTCCACGGCGCTGTCTGCGGGTTAACAAACAGACTGACTCGTCCGTCTGCCGTTTTAATTTTCGCGCGAACGGCGTTCTGCCGGTCTTTAATGGCCGGGTGCGCGCGCTTAACACGACGCTCGTACGTCCATCCATTAGCCTTCAGCACATCCTCGATATCGTTATAGTCAGAGTTGTGGCCGTGCTTCTCGCCTGCTCGCCCGGCTGGGTCACCGTAAATCTTCACATGCTTATTTTGATGGTCCTTGAACTTCTCCACGAACTCTTGTGCCGACTGCCGGGATACCGCGGAGATAAGAACAATCTCATCCAACAAGTAGACCTCGTCCGTATTGCGAATTACGGCAACAGAGGATGACAAAGGTGTAAAGTTCTGGTCGTGCATCCAGTGCAATTGTTCGTGAGGCGCTATCACTGCATCCGTGTAGTTATCCTTTGAGTAGTCTTCATAAATCTTACCGTTGGCGGTCTCGAATGATGCCTCAAACTCCTGGTTATACTGCTTCTTGCTCATGATTTTACGAGCCTCAGCGGCCATTTCCGGGAATATCTCGGCGGTCATCCAGTGGAAGACTTTATACTGGTCAGATACACCCGCTTCTGCGGTCTGACACAGGTCATAGTAATGGTTAAGGCCATCAGGAACGCCAAGCAGCCAGCACCAGGCACGATAATCCGGTCTGGTCGGATTCACGGTATTCAAAGCAGGGTAAATGTTAGCTTCCCAGGAATCCGCCTTGATATCAGCAAATTCATCAATACCACCGCCGGTCCATGGAATACCTTCAATACGCTGGGGCTTATCCAGACCAATGACATGAATCTCTGACCCATTCGGCAGATATATAATCAAGTCGGACTCTGAAGGGCGACGGGCGTGCGTGCAAGAGAACGTGAATGCCTTCAGGTCATCCCAGAAAATCTTCTTAGCCTGGGCGTGGGTCGGCGCTGCCGCAAAATACATCCCGACAACCTTAAACGCCTGCTTTACAAGGAAGCGCTTGAACCGCTCTGTTTTACCAGAACGGCGGCCCGCGGGGACCAAAGGAAAGCGTACACCATTGCTTACCGCGGCGATTAGGTCTAGTTGTACCGGATGGTCTTTCAGTTCGTACCATCGCGCACGCTGACGCTCCAGCATGATATTGCTCATGATGGCATCTTACTTACCAGCTCCGATAGCTGGGCAGCTAGGTCTTCCACCGGGTCTTTCTCTTTCTCAGGTCGCATCTTATGGTTAATTTGCAGCATGAGCGCCACGGCACCTGTGCCAAGACCGGCTGCCGAGAGTTCCATCAAGAAGGACTTCTGAAGCCCGGACGCAATGCGGTAAGCGTCGCCAAATTCTTCGTGCTTGTCGCGCCAGTCTTCCAGCGCGCGGGTGGACACACCGATACCTGCGGCGAAGCGCTCGAACGTCGGCAGCTTGCTCTTAGGAATAGCCTTAGCGCTACCTTTCATGTCGGTATTGATGTCCCAGGATTCCGGGTTGGAGAAATAGGTAACGATGGCCTGGCAATATTCCGGGCGGTATTTTGTCGGCTGGCCGAACACGTAGCCTGGCGGCTTAGGGTCGCCTTTCTTGCGTGCCGTGGTAACTCCGGCAATGCCTGGTTCTTTAGCCTTGCCAATCTTCATGGGGTAATCTCCTGTCTATGCGTGTATGACCATCATAACGCATCAGACGCGCCCTGCGCATCTTCAGGTGATTATATAGCTAAGGATTGACAAAGGCAAAAAGAAGCCCGCACGGAGGCGGGCAGGATGGTTAAACGCGGCTCCAGTTTGCTTTAGTTGGTTCTACTACCGCCAGTTCCAATCTGTCCGCCTGCACAAGACCTCGCGTTTTAGCGTACAACTTATTGCGCGGTAATTTAAATTTAGCAGGGTCCCATAGGTCTTGTATTTTATGGCGAGCTTTTATTGCTACCGCAAGAATTTCAGTGTCCATGCGCTCGCTCCGTATTTGTTACGCCACGCCGGGAATACAGAACGTGGCTCGTTGCTTTATGCGTCATGAGCCGCCCGTTATAAATAACATGCCGCTCGCAGTTAACATCTTTGCTGTATTTGGCGATTGTCATTTCGTTAAGGCCAGTTTCGCGGCAGGCGTTAGCCATGTTGCCGTGTAGTTTGATTAGTTCCGGGATGCTGGTGAACATCTTTAACCCTCGCTTACAGCTGAATCTAATTGTCTGCGCAACATGCACAGCGCCCCATGCGGCATGAACTGCATCGCTACGCCATCGAATATCTGGCGATTGGTCTTGTTAGTCACACGCCAGCGTATTGCGTGCCAACAAGAACGGATAGCCCGGTTAACTGGTCTGCGCTCTTTAATCGCAAACGCGGCAGCCAGTTCTACCGTCACCAGCGCATCGAGATACTCATCGCAGGCATACTTGCTATCGTCATCGTTTATCATCTTCTTTCTCCAGTAATGCCAATAGCACCTTGTACGCTTCGAGCTGATAAAATCCGTTAATAGATAATAAGTCTTCCGCTTTTCGCTCTTCCAGAACGGCGATATGCTCAGCCAACGATTCTTTAGTTACTTTGGTTGTCATTTTCAGCCTCGCAGATAGCGCAGTAATGTTTAAGGCAATTATGCTCGCATTTATTGAGGCCGTAGCGGTTAATAATCTCCCGGCGCGCCTCTTGCGCAACGACGAGCGCGGCCTCAATGTTCGCGATTACTGAGTCTGCGTGCGCCAACATAGCTTCACCATTAGCGGCAGAGACGCTTAGTTTTTCGTATTCTGAGTTAGTCATTTCGTCTTCCCCAGCATCCGGTCCAGATGCTTGTTGTTATTGACTGAACCAAAGGAGTTGCGCGCCAGCAGTTCTTCGCGGCTCGGCATTGGCTTCTCGTTCTGTTTGGTGTACTTAGGCGCTGCCGTGGTAGTGCCGTATTGCTGGTAGTCGTATTGGTCAAACATGGTCGGGCTCCGGGTTAACGTGGATTACGATAAGAGTTGGGTCGATGCGCTTCAGGTTGCCGAGTTCGTCGACTTTCAACCAGCCCTGACCGTAAAGCCCTGCGTCAATGTGCGCTTCGGCAATAGCTTCGTTGTTGTCTGTGCGCTGTTTTAGTGCTGCAATTTGCCAACGGTCCATATCATTTCCCCTTATACGCTGCTTTCAGCGCCTGCATAGCGCCGTACCAGTAAGCCTCTTTCCACCAGCGCTCTGTCATCTCGATAGCGGCGCGGGCCATGATTTGTGCGTCTTCGAACGCGTGTTTGTCGTGGATGGTCATTCGACAATCTCCCTTGTGCGATATTGTGATTTATACACAAAGTCACCCACCCATACTCCGGCCCATTGTCGTTTCCCGGTTTCTCTGCACACCCACGCATCGATAAACTCACATGAACCAGGTATTACGGTCCAAGTAGTTTCTCCGAATAAGGTTTTAACAGTAACAATGACCCCAACGCCCCTTGCATCACCAAATTTAGTAACTTCTATTTTAGCCATTCTCTTCGACCTCATGTTGTACGGTTATTTAGATAAAGCCATCTCATGCCCAAAAATAAGAGCAGATACATAACGGTTAATCTGGGTTGATACTTTATCGCTGTTACGTTTCTTAGCGCGGCGAAACCACAGATTCATACGATTCGTGCGGCGGTTATGCTTTTCTACAAAGTCCACTAATTTAATAGCCATTCTCTTCGACCTCATGTTGTATGGTGTAATCAGAGAATAGGATACTATTTATTGGAATGCAATAGGGCGGGATAAAAAAAAAGCCCCGGTCTGGAGAACCGGGGCAAAGCTGGCTGCATGGAATTTGAGGCGGTCACTACCGGTTTCTCCCCGGCTTCGCAGTCCTCAAGTCTGAGGCGCTCAATCTACGGGTGACACCCGCCGACGAATAGTGACCTGTGCTCGTTAGGCATGCGAACATGCGGCTTTGACAGATATAACCCAGAGCGCGCCTACCGGGTTAATCTCAGAGCATGTTTTAAATATACCACTATTTCACCGCGCGTCCAATCTTTTCTGCTTCCTGCCACGGCTTGCCGTCGAACAGGGCCAGACGCCCGGCAACACGGCGGCGCAGGCCGAGCACAGGCTTGCCATTCTGGTTGATGAACAGGGCCAGTTTAGCGCGCAACGTCTTAACGTCGCCAGCTCGTAGCGCCTGACCGGTTCCGGTGTTCGATGCAATGACGCCCGCGCCCGCGTTAAACACCAGGTCAACCACCGCGTCGAACTGCGCCTGCGTAAGCGACGGGTGTGCTACGGCGTCGACAGCTTTCACAGCAGCGGCCATGTCGCGATTGAGTAAAATAAGGGCCTGACCCTCGGTAATCTTCTGGCCTTCTTTGACGTCGCTGCCGTAATGGCCGTAGCCAATCGTCAGATACTTCTCGGCGGATGTAGCGCGGTAGGCCGTACCACGGAATTGCTCAAAAGCAGCCGTAAACTTCAGGCCATTATTGCTTATGTTTCGCATGGATAGTTTTCCTGTACTTGAGCATCCGTGCGTATTTGGCGCACAGATGGCGAATTGATTTCAGAGCGATTAGCGCGAGAAGAGTTTGCCAGATTAAAGCTGGAACTGTACCGCTAAATGCGTGCCACACCCCGGCAACGGACGTAATGACACAGCCCATATACAGGACGCGGCCTATCAACCCGTCCTCAATCCAGTGCGCATAGATATTTATTAAGGATGTGACGGCAATTACGATTAAGCAGAGTGGAAGAATAAAAGTCATATTACTTTCCCCAGGGTAGCTTGATGCTCCCGGCTGCCGTTTCCATCGCCTCGAAGAACTTCCACCAGAAAGCACCGATGGCAAAAGGGATAAGGTATTGCCCTTCAGTGTTAACCATGTCGAAGTATTTAATGGCGAACGGGGAAAACCAGACAGCGCAGACAGCACCGGCGGCGAGATGTGCAAGCCGCTTCCACCAGGGCATCGCTTCAGGTCGCTTAACCTGTAGCACGTAACCCCCGGACAGAGCGGCCAGTATGTACCATAAATATTTGTTATCCATAAACGGATTAACCCCTGGTTGGATAGTAAACAGGGGCAGTATATGACGCTTTAGGATTAATCTGCAAATTACACTCTCTCGCAGTTATACCGGCGTATTTCTCCAGGTCGTAGTTGCGGCTTATTTGGTATCGTGTGCTGTGGGTAACTCTTAGCCCAGTGTTGCCACAGCCGATAAGCCAGACTTGCCCTGGCTACAGAGCGGAAGGAGCCGAGATTAACGTTACGGTTGCCGCTCCACACGATAGCCCGCCACTCGCAGTAGCCATCACGGTTAAGCTTACTTACGCCTTTAACTCCCGACGGTGGCGTATACGGGCGGGGAACTACTGGCTTCGCTTTAGCCGTGTTCTTCGGTTTAACCGGAAGAGCTGCGGCATGCTTCAGGATGTCAGTTGCAAGTGACATACGGGTTATCTCCGGTTCTGTACCATTCATCTAACAGTTCGTCTTGTTCCTTTCGGTCGGCGGCGCGTTCTTCGTCAGTTGTCACTGGCAATTATCCTTATATAAAGCCAGCTCTTTTCTTAATGCTCTAAGTTCTGCGGTACGCTCGTCCACGTATTCTTCGAATTGTCGCTGTAACGCCGCATAATCCTCGTACGTAACCCACTCACCTTCAGACCATTCCTGCATGTAGCCAGATACTAAATCGAATTTCTGCACCATAATCACTTATCCTTATTCAGTCGTTTCGTGTTACAGAACGCCCGGACCTGGAAGTCTTCGGGCTTGTTGTCGAATGCAAGAGGCGCGTTCTCGGCGTTACGTGCTGCCGTGAGGCACGCCTCCAGTGTATAGAATGTCTCGGTGCCTTCCAGATGGAGCTGACCGGCACTGAGGACCCAGATGAAGAGGACGCTGGTCATTGTTTTATAATTCCGCAGTTAAGACATTCCAGTTGGTCAGCTCTTGTAAGAGAGGCCCATCGGTGCTCGCACACCTGGGTATCTTCCTTGCGACAACCCGCCTGTTCTGGTAGCTGCGCAACCGCCTTAATCAACATTGTTTGCAACTCGTCACGCTCCAGCTGCAACTTGGCATTGTTCGCTTTCAACCCGGAAATATTGTCGCGCAACTGCTTAATCGTGTTCTCAAGCTCCTTGACGCGCTGTTCGGCAGGCGTAGGCCACTTAGCCGGGCTGTCGGTCTTCAGCGCCTTCTTGCGCGTGCTGAGGGCCTTGTCGTTGAGGCCTGGTGTGGTTGCGTCTTCCCGCAGTTTAGCAAGTAACAGGCGCTCCACAGGAACTTCACCGAGAAGCTCCTGAATTACATCGTGCATCGCATGGGCCAGACGTGACGCAGAGGCCGGAATACCGCTGCCGTTTGCCAGCAGGTCAACCATTGCGGCCTGGTGCTCTTTGAGGGTTGCCATTATTCTTCGTCCTCATCTAAATCGATAGGCGCGCCGCACGACGGGCAATAGCCGTCAGCGTACTGTATGTGTTTTAAAAGCACAGGAACCGAACAACTCCAGCAGGTAACTAACACCTGTTTCTCTATTACGTTAAAGCTCTCTTCGCTACCCATATTTGCTTCTCCTCATTAATTTGATACTAACAATACTATGCTATTTCTTATCTGTCAACGCAGTTTCTTCAGCCACTTCGGATTCGGTCTGTACATGCGGGGCCTGTGCGCCCACTGACGCCAGACCTGCACCACGTAGCGACCGTTGCCGTAGAGCTGGACGATTACGCCGGTGTGGGTGTTACCCGTGCGCGGATGCGTCCAGGTAACGATGTCGTTTAGCGCGAACATGGCGCTACGCCTCAATCTTGCCTGACGCAGCATTTAGGGCATCACGCTGTTCTGGCGTAAGTGATTCTATGCGGCGCTGAAGCTCGCGGGCTACATGCCGTAGAATCATGCGCAGACACCACAATTTAAGCCATCGCGGCGCCCATGATTTCATGCCTAACTTGTAAAGCTTTTCCGGTGTCATCTTCGTATCTCCGCAATAGGATTCGTCTGAATAATGGACAATAGTGCGCGATTGGGGCCGTAAAGTTGCATCTTAAATGCAACTTATACTCCCAATATCTCGCGCATTTGTTTAATAGTACGCACCGTTAGCGCTAACTCGGCGTGGACATCACCACGATAAGCTAAACCATCCTCGCCTATAACAAGAGTTACCCGCTTATGGTTCGGTTTTGATATCTCATAAGAGCCGTTGTTTTTAATGGATACGCCATAACCCTTCGATTCAAGTTCAGCTATAAGTTTAACTATTCCAGGTTTCATTTCTCAAATCCTAGTTTCATGTTGGCTGTGAACTAACAATACAATAATATTCCCGATTGTGCAAATGTATTTTGTTGCCGTAGATGCTGGACTAATTGAATAAGCGCTTATGCAGTCTTAGAGGACTGGAGGGTGGGTCGGACAGACCACCCCCATTCAGTCTGCTAAGACTAGTCCGTGTCCGTTGTCCGTTCGGCAGCAAACCATTGCGGCAGTAGGCGGACAACGTTGTCCGTCCGTTTTGTCCGTCAGAAAATTGTCCGGCAATTTGTCCGCCGCAGCCAACGCTTATTTATTCACTTTTTCTGAATAACTATTCACAGCCAACATTGTCCGCCGACCTTGATATTTAGTCCGCCAGGTCATCATCTTCCGCTGTTGGCTGCGCGTCGATGTGGTCTGTTGGCTGTCCTGTGATACGGAATTGCAGGTGGCGGTCGTCCTCTCCGTTCAGCAATCTACCCTTGTGGTCTTTGCCAAAACAGATTAATCCGCGCTCTGCCATCTCCTTAACGAGGGAGCGCCGCCGGGAGTTGCCGCCGCCGGGCATGAGCCTGACAATCTCACCTACAGGATAACCCTGTGGTCGGTCGTCGGATGCTTGCAGTTCCTCCAGCGCGGCAACGATAGCGGCCTCTTCTTTCGTCAGGCCCGGCTTATCGTTGGCCTCTTTTGTTGCTTTGCGTGCAACATCAGCCGCTGCCGTAGTGAACGCGGCCAGGGCCACAGGGATAAGGACTAAGGTTTCGTCACGCGGCGATGAGTCGAACGGTTTAACGGTGTGCCCTGTTAAGAATTCTCCGAAGTCCGGCGCGTCACGAGTAGATTGCATCGCCACGATAGCGTCGTCGTGCGACTTCTCGACGGTGATGTGGCACTTCGCCAGCACAAAGCCGCGCGGCAACTGTTTAACCCCGGCGCGCGCCTTCTCCATGTACATATTGAGCTGAAGCGGCTTGGTCTCGTCAGGCTGCTCTATGAAGTAAACGAAATCTACAGCGCCGTGCAGCGCGCCGGAACCACGACCGACGCGGCGGGTGCCCTTCTCTGATTTGGCCGGGTGGTGAACGACGCCGGCACACGCACCGGTTTCATCGGCAATCGCTTTAAGCGCCGACGCAACCACGCCCATATCGGCGGATGAGTTCTCGTCGAACGGCGTAGCTGACAGGGAGACAGACTGGTTAAGGGAGTCGAACGCCACCAGGCCGACCGGGTCGTTACCGGCCACCGTGCGGATATGGCGGATGATGGCCTTACGCCCGGCGGTTGACGTGATGTCCCAGCCCTCATGTTGCAGGTCGATAATGTGCAGCCAGTCCAGCGGGTCATCGTAGGTAATCTGTAGCGCCTGTTTGCGGTCTTCGGTCGTGCTGCCGCCCTCGGCGTCGAAATAGAAGTTGTGCGACTTGATGACTTTTGCACCGGCAAACGGAATGCCCGCGGCGGCGCATGCCATCTGGCCCAGCAAGAAGAAAGATTTACCGATGTTGGACTCGCCCACTAGCTCGAACGTTGATTTGAAGTTATACAGGCCGTCGATAATCGGGTCGCGCTTGGTGAACAGCGCACACGGCTCGTCCATCAGGTCTTCGTCCTGGCACTGGTGCGCGTCGGCACCCTCGGCAGCGGCCGACACCTGGTTATGATGGATGTGCTCAATCTCTTCAGCGTCGAAGAATGGAAGAAGCTCCTCAATCTGCTTCTTGCTGATGTTGTGCGCTTCGGGCAGGTACGCGTTCGGCACGCCTGCGAGTTGCAGCATCATGTGCTGGTGACTGTTCAGGCCTTTACAGTGTGAGTGCTGGCACTGGAAGCGTACTTCCGGATGCAGGCTGTCCGGTAGCAGGATTGCCGTGTCGCCATCGGTGCCGTCGCGACCATCTGTGTGCGCCATGTGATTAGGGCACTGGATAGCCCAGCCGCGCCCGGACGACATCATCTCCAGGCCCATCTCGAACGCCCAGCCAGCGATGGCCTGTGAGTTCTCGTCAGCGTTGGCCAGGGCATCTTCAGACCAGTTAGTCGCGCCAAGCTCTGACGGCGGCTCACAGCCGTTGTTCAGCAGCTTCGTGACGCGCACGGGCTTGCCATCGCTTTCCCAGTGTTCAGCGCCGTACGGAGGCACGAACATGATACGGGCGCGCTGGTTAGCCGTCATATCGACGCCAGGCATGTTGTCCAGACCAAGCCACCACAGGAAGCTGTGCTGACAGTGCCATATTTCATCCGCCGCCATCGGAACGTTAGTCGGGATGAGGAAGCGGACTGCGCGATGGTCTTCGCCGCCTTTCAGTTCGTGCTTGTCGGAGCTGGTGCCATGAGCGAAGTAGGCCAGGCCTTTATTATTAAGCGCCCGGGTAACCTTGCGCACGTCGCGCGACGTCACGCCGTCAAGGTCGATATAGATGAGCGAGCGCCCAATGATAGTATCGTTGCTGCGCACCTTATCAACGGCAGCCGCGATGTAGTTCTGCTGCTTCTTCTTGCGGTCGTATTGTTCCTGCGTTTCGCTGCCGGTGAACTCAATCCCAAGGCTCGGCTCTTCGATATAGTCCACCATCTCGGTAACGAACTCTGACCAGGTGATATCGTAGTTTTTGGCGCGACGTTTCTTAGCATCGTGGCCGATGGAGAAGATGATATTTTCCATGCTGGTTCTCTAAAATAGTTGATTAGTTTGTCAACACCTGTTTTAATAGAGGTGTTCCATGCTTCGTTCTCACAATGTTGCTTATCTAAGCCCGCCATCCTGCTTGATGCGCGGGTTTTTTTTTTTTTTTTTTTT